CAGATGGTATGGGCACCAACCCTAAAGGCAAGGGCGGTAAATGGGGCAAGATTGCTTCAGTCGGCGGCAAGGCATTGGGTGTTCTAGGATCAGCAGGAATGATCATGGGGTCAGCAATGGATTATTCGAATGCTGCTGAGATCGCTAAAGCTGGCGACGGGGACGTAGGAAAGGTCAAGGGCGGTGCTATTGGCGAAGGCCTTGGTAGTGCTATCGGTCTAGGCATTTCAGCAGCCCTGGCGCCGTTTACGGGCGGTCTGTCACTTATCTTTTCGCCGTTGATCTCGATGATGACCGGATGGGCAGGCAAGTGGATCGGCGGATTGATCGGTTCTGAAAGCGCAGCAGAAAAGAATGCTAACGAAACCAAGAAGAATACCGAAGAGATGATCAAGGCACGACGCGCTTCTGCTGCGTCAGAAACTATCACCTTGAATCAATTAGGTTCACTTGGTTCAAATGTTCTCAATACCGGCATTGCCTACTCAGCACCAAACGCGATGAAGGCGACAGTCGCAGCGACTTCGACAACTCCTCATGGAATGATGTTTGATTCGATGGGCAACCCTATTGGTGAGTTCGAACCTTCTACCTCATCTTCGGTTAGCACCCCGATTGTGCGCCCAGCAACCCAAGCTCAATCTTCTGTCAATCCTGCGGCAGTAAATAGAAAAGAAGTGGAAGAGGTTACAGAAACTCAAAAGTCTGTAGCAGCTAATGCGTTTAAACCATCGTCTACTCAGGATCCAGCGCAAATCCTTTCGCAGATCCTTTTGGTATTACAGCAATCGTTGACTGCTGAAAATCTTCAGACTGAACTGTCAAGTCAGTTGCTACGTGCTCAGGCACTAATGCCACGATTGCCAGATAATCAACAGATGGTCAAGCAAGTATTAGCACAAACATAATCTTAGGATCTAAATTGAGCAACTTTTCGAATTACTGGAGAATCATTACTCCAGCGTCGCGCAAGCAAATGTACACGACGTTGTCAACGGACGCATACGATCCGCGCACAACTGATCTTTCTTCTTTGTCGTCTGTTCAGTGGTACTCACAGGTCCTTCGTGGACCTGGTTCACGTTCGCAATCGTACAAGCAATACAACTCGATGGATGCCGACATTGACATCGCTCGAAGTCTTGACATTATTGCCGAAGAGATGACAAATAAGGATGACAAGACCAAGTTGCCGTTCTTGATCGAGTATCAAAAGGAAGACAATCAAGATGTTTCCGATTCGACGTCTGTGACCTTGCGTCAGGCAGTTCGACAGTGGTCTGAACTTCAAGACTTCAACAAGCGCCTGTTCCAAATTGCTAGAACACTGGTTAAGTACGGCGATTGCTTCTTTCGCAAGACCTCCGATACTAAGAAGTGGATCTATGTTGATCCATCGTTAGTTCACGGAATCGAGATTGATAACGAAGGCAACAAGATTTCGTATCACATCAAGCAACCAGGCACTGGTCAAAATAATCCATTCAATCCGCGCAGCGAACAACTCGATATTATTCCAGCGGCGGCGATGATTCACTTTACGATGTCTGACGACATGGGCGATTCAGCGCCGTTCGGCGCTTCAGTCCTTCGACCAATCTATCGTGTGTATCGTCAGATGGCGATGATCGAAGATGCTGTTATCATCTATCGTATCGTTCGTGCCCCAGAGCGTCGCGTGTTCTACGTTGACACTGGTAACATGCCGCCACAACGCGTTAAGCAATACCTCGAGCAGATCAAGAACGAGATTCGCCAAAAGCGATCACCAACTTCTGCTGGTGGTAAAGACACAGTTGACGGCGCGTACGATCCAACTTCTATTCAAGAAGATCTGTTCTTCCCAGTCACAGCATCAGGACGTGGGTCACGAGTTGAAACACTTCCGGGTGGAACAGAAGATTTCGGCACCACGTTGTTGAAATACTTCCAAGACAAGATTTTCCGTGGTCTTCGCATTCCAACATCGTATATGGGTGGTGGCGATGGCGCTGGCGCTCAATACAACGATGGCAAAGTAGGTATTGCCTACATCGAAGAACTTCGATTCGCAAACTTCATCCGTCGTCTCCAAGACCGTTTGGATGAAATTCTTGATCAAGAGTTCAAGGTCTATATGAAGGTTGTTGGTCTCAAGATCGACGATGAGATCTTCAAACTAAAGCTACCTGATCCAGCGAACTTCGCACTGTATCGTCAAGCAGCACTTGATGCCGACTTGATCGGTTCGTTCAACAATATTGAAGCTACCAAGTATCTTGCTCGTCGATTCATTCTCAAGCGTTACCTTGGTTTGACAGATGATGAGCTACAGATGAATGAAGTCCTGCTTAAGGAAGAGCGTGGCATTTCTGAGAGCGCTGTTGTTCCTTCGCTTCAGCAGATTTATGACCCGTCAGTTTACGAAAATCGTGAAGCGGTGAATGTTGAAGATGATACGACTCCAACAAGTTCTGGACTTGGCGATGAGACCGATATCGGCAACTCTAGCAACTTCTTCCAAGAACCGCAGACTACTGAACCGGAAGCAGAAGTAGGCGCTGAAACACCGCCTGAAACACCTGCCCCGGAAGCACCTTGATGTAAATACTGTCAAGACACGTAAAGGATTGAAATGAAACTTCTTACTGAAAACCTAACACCAGTTGCGGCACAACTTTGCGAAATGCGCAAGGGCACAGATCTTTATCTGAACGGCATTATGATGCAAGCTGCGTTGAAGAACGGCAACGGACGTAACTATCCGCTCGACGAAATTAGTCGTGCCGTTGACACTGCTGCTAAGCGTATTTCAGAAGGTCACTACATTCTAGGCGAGCTGAATCACCCAGATGTTCTGTCGATCAATCTCGCAAACGTTTCCCACTGTATCACAGAGATCTACATGGACGGAAACAACGCTATCGGCAAGATGAAATTGCTGAACACACCATCAGGCAATATCGCTAAGGGTCTTATCGAAGGCGGCGTTCGTCTTGGAGTTTCCTCACGCGGAACTGGTAACGTGAATGAGTCTGGCAATGTTACTGACTTTTCGTTTGTGACAGTAGACATCGTGTCGCAACCATCTGCGCCTGATGCTTATCCAAATGTTGTTCAAGAAGCAATGGGTAACAAGAAGATTCTTTCACTCGCTGAATCCGTTGTTCACGACAAGGCAGCTCAAGCATACTTCCGAAAAGAAGTCAAGCTGTTCCTCGAAGCAATCGCTAAAGGAAAATAACGTCTATACATTGCTAAGAACGATTGATATTGTCTTCGACCTATCAAAATCACTCTCCTGGCAACCGTAAATAAGTGTGCCGATCAACAATTCGAAAGGACCACTTTATGGCAGACCACGCAGAAACACTCAAGGCAATGTTGCAAGACATTATCAATGGTAAACAAGAACAAGCAGCAGTAACTATGCACGATTACTTTGTATCAAAGACTCGTCAAGTTGCTGGTATGGCACCAACTGAGTCCGTTGAAACAACTGACGATTCAGAACTTGATCTCGGAACACAAGAATAAGCTCTCCTTGAGAGCTCATAAAGGGCAAAATCACTTGGATTTCTTGCCCTTTTTTGCGCATTTCGCTAAATAGAAAATCGATGTCTGAAACAACTTTTTATTTTATTGACGGTGAAGTTTCCTACCTTGAAGGTTTTGATGCTGCTAAGTTAACAGCAATCGATGATTATGTTTCGAATTTTGTTCCAGGTTCTTATTGGGACAAATATCGTGTCATCCCACAAGGATGGTGCGGTTCAGAATCAAATCGTTTCAAGCCAATTAGCTGGAATGGAAACAACTCAAAGTCAAGCGAAGAAAAAAGATTAGCCGGACTTAGAATTTCTTGGAAAAATGATGATCGTCGAAAGGCGGCATCATCGAGAATGAAAGAGACCCGCAAGACTATGAAGCAGAACTACTCATTTGAGCGAAATGCTAAAGTGAGCGAAGGGATGAAGAAAGTCTGGGAGAAACGGAAGCTCGAAAGAGATTCTAAAACCAAGGAGAAATTTAATGGATGAAATTTTGAACAAATTGCTTCAATCCGAGCTCCTCAGCGAAGAAACTAAAGCTGAAATCTCCGAGCAATGGACAACTTCGGTTGAAACCTTCAAGACTACGGTCCGTGAAGAAGTTTCAGGTCAAGTTCGTCTCGAGCTCGCAGAACAGTGGGCTGGTGAGCGCGATGAGCTCATCACCAAAGTTGACACATTCGTAGCTGAAGCGCTTACAAAAGAAATCGCAGAACTTCGTGGCGACATCGATCGTTTCCGTGATTTGGAAGCCGAATACGCTGAGAAGTTAGTTGAAGAAAAGCACAAGCTTGCTGCTGAAGTAGCTACAGAGCTAGACGGTCTTGTTGACAAGATCGATCAGTTCTTTGAAATGCGCCTCACAGCTGAAATGGAAGAACTCAAGGAAGACCTCGCTGTTGTAAAACAGAATGAGTTCGGCCGCAAGATCTTCGAAGCATTCGCAGAGACATACGGTACATCCTATGTTGACGAAGATGCTATCCAGTCTAAACTCACTGTTGCTGAAGCCAAATTGGCTGATGCTGAGAAAGTTTTGGCTGAGCGTGAAGCTAAGCTCAACACAATGGTCCGTGAAGCAAAGATGGAACAAGTTCTGTCACCGCTCACAGGCAAGAAACGTGAACAAATGGCAATGGTACTTCGTAATATCGAAACCGGTCGTTTGGAAGAATCGTACAAATTTTTCATTGGCCGTATTCTGAAGGAAGACGTTGCTGCTCCAGCAGCAAAAGTTGTTACTGAAGCTACTGCTACTGAATCAAAGACTACTGTGATCACTGGCGAGCCAGCTATCATTGTGGAATCAGCTAAAGGATCCAAGTCATCTTCTGACCTGGCAAGCCTGAAGCGCCTCGCGGGTATCGCTCAATAATCCTGCCAACTTAGGAGAAACTAAATGCAATTAATTGAAAACTGGCAAGAAACCAAAGACGCCCTTCTCGAAGGTCTTCAAGGTTCAAAGAAAACTGTAATGGGTACATTGCTTGAGAACCAAAAGCAATACCTCTTGGAAACTGCTGGAGCCACAGCTAACGTTGCCGGCGACATCGGTAACTTCCAAAAGATCACAATCCCAATGATCCGTCGTATCCTCCCAGGTACGATTTCGTCTGACCTCGTTGGTGTTCAGCCAATGTCCGGTCCAGTCGGTCTGGTCTACTCCCTGCGTTTCGCCTTCGGTGAAGCTGCTGACGCTGCTGGTACAGGCAATGACATCTCCGTTGGTGATGAAGCATTCGCTAACAACAGCAAGATGAAGCGTTTCTACTCTTCAGCTAACGTTGGTACAGCAGGCTATCCACCAGCTCTCACAGCTGCTACAACTGCCGGTGCGCCAGCAGCTACAGCTGATTATGAAGGCTTCGGCGGTAAGTCAATGCGCCTCTCCGTTCTCAAGCAGACAATCTCCGCTGGTTCACGCAAGCTTCAGGCTCGTTGGACTATGGAAGCTGCTCAGGACTTGAACAGCCAGCACGGTCTTGACCTCGAGTCAGAACTGACAGCTGCTCTGTCCGCTCAGATCGCTCACGAAATCGACAACGAAATCCTGACAGACCTGATGACTCTGGCTTCTACTACAGCAACGTTCGACTTCGCAGCTCCAACTGCTGGTTTCGCTCCTAACTACCTCGGCGATCGTTATGCCCACCTCGGCATTCTGGTTAACAAGATGGCTAACGAGATCGGTGCTAAGACACGTCGTGGACCAGGTAACTGGCTCGTTGGTGGTCACCTGATCACTTCCATGCTCCAGACAGCATCTAAGTCCGTGTTTGCTCCAGCTGTTTCAGGTTCATTCTCTGATCCAACTGGTAACAAGCTCGTCGGTACCCTGAACGGTCAAATGAAAGTTTACTCGTACAACTGGGGTCTGAATGATGACTACAATCTCTTGTCCGGTACAACAGGTTCTTCCGCTGCTAACGCACAAGGCGAAGACATCCTGATCGGTTACAAGGGTGGTTCATCTGAACTCGACTCTGGCTACTTCTACTGCCCATACATTCCGTTGATGAGCACTGGTATCGTTATGGACGCTAACACGTTCATGCCAGCAGTGTCCCTGATGACACGTTATGGTAAGGCAACTTTCACATCAGCAGCTACCTCTTTAGGTAATTCTGCGGATTACTATGCTCGCATATTAGTCAAGAACGTTTCCTTCTCTTAATTTTATCACAAGCCGTAAGGCTTGTGTTGAAATGATCCTTTAAAAGGGAACCTAAAACTAGGTTCCCTTTTCTGCTTTTCGTGTGTTATTATTTCTAAATGACTGCACGATATGACAACGTCCGCGCCCAAACAAAATTACTTCTTGAGACTCTAGGTCACACGAATGTTGTGTATGGGGGCTTCGACAAGAACGGTAAGGTTCAAGTCACGTTCACACATTCTGTCTGTGGTGAAGAACAAGTGTGGCAAGCGTCAAACATAACCAAACGATTGAAAATTGATCCGAATACTGCCCCGTGTTCGAAGTGCGGTGGGAAGAGGCGAGCAATGATCGCAACACTCGCATCTGCGAAGAGTCGAAGTGAAGAAAGCTGAAGTCACTTGTATCGATTGCGGGTCAGCGCGGCTTACGTTCTCAAGAGCAGAACGATGTGTTCAATGCGCCAATTCAAAGATCAATCAGGTTTCTCGCGATCGAATCAAAGTCGCACTTGAGGCACTTGGGCACGAGAATGTCGTGTTTGATGGATTCAACAAGTACGGAAAGGTCGGTGTCTCCTTCCTCCACCCAATCTGCGGCACACAACAGACTTGGGCTGGCGGAAACATCACCAAACAACTCGCTGCTAATCCGACAATTGCGCCTTGTTCTCATTGTGGGTCAAAGAGACGAACTGCCGAAGCGACTCGCATTTCTGCTTTGAACAACGGAGTCCCAGATCATCTTCTACCCGAGTGGGAGGCGTATCGTCGAACTGTTCGTCGCCTTACCGAGCAAACCTACAGAAAATACAAACTTGAAATCAATCCGCTGAACTTAAGACGTTCGCTGGGTTCTAGTGGATTTCACCTTGATCATAAACAGTCGATCATCGATGGCTTTGATAAAGGCATTCCACCTGAAGTACTCGCTCACAAGAGCAACCTTCAAATGTTGTCTGGTCCAGAAAATATTTCAAAAGGCAGGAAATCTGTGATATACTACTCGCTATGAAGCGTTGTAAACATATCACCTGCTATACCGATTATCCGATGGTCGCCCTTGGCGACGTCTCCGGCGAAGAAGCGCCTATTCGGCACGTCACAGTCATTTACTATGACAACGACAAGTATGCCAAAGTCCAAACATCTTGCGGGCACATTGAAGAAATCAAGGCAGGATATTTGTATTCGAAACCTGTTCGCTATGGATATGATTTCAATGTCCAGATCAATCGCCGGAAACTCGAGCGTGGCATTTGGAAATATAAATGGGAGGACTTCTTCAAATGAATCCATCGAAATACATCGTAGGCGAAATCAACACTGGCATTGGGACCTTCCTCGGTGCTATTGTCTTCTCAAACTTCGTTCCGCATTCGCAATTCAAAGATCACTTCACCGAGATTCTTGGTGCTGGGTTTTTCTATGTGGACCATCATTTGAATGTTGTGGTCTATGATAGGTCAGTTTCGCTTGGTGTAGTATCTAGACCAGAAGATGCGAAAATCATTTCAAAGGCATTAAATCTGCTTGACTAATTATGACAAGCAAGTTTGTTCAACGATCAAACCCGAAGGCGAAGGCGCGTCAACTTGCTGCCGAATGGGAAGCGATGATGAAGCGGCATTCGAAACCGTTGTTCGCTGTCAAACCAAAACCGGTTTTGGCAACTAAGAAGGACGGTGACTTTGTGCGAGACACTGGTCCGCGTATCCCAAGTCTCAATTCTGGTGGCGGTTCAACAAGTAAGTCTGAACCGAAGGTATACACTGGAACAAAGATCATCGGCATAGCAACGATGCATAAGTCGAATATGGTACCGATCTTTAATGAAGAGGCAGCAATTGAGGTTGCGCAAATGCGAAGAAATTAATTCACAGGAGAAACAAAATGGTTGAACGATTAGTAAAGAGCGATTGGATGAGCACTGGTCCCCAGGACATTCTTGGGCGTCAGATCAAACTCGGCGACAGGGTGGTTCGAGCGATGTCTGCCGATCGCGCAACAAACATCGAGATTGTTGTGGTAACTCGTCTTGACAATGGGCGGGTGTATTGCGGTAATTCAAAAGTGGCGTTGAATTATCCAGGTCGTGTTCTGGTTGTCAACGAAGTATTTGGCGACAAGAAAACTGAAGACGATTACGACGACTCTAAACCAACGTTCCGGCGTGAGTTGTTTATTGAAGAACCGAACGTTCAGGAAGAGCGTCCGGACGACATCGCATCGCGTGTTCGTATGATTGTTATCGAGCAACTTGGGTTAGCTCACAACGTAGAACTCTCGCCGAACGCAATGTTCGTTGAAGATCTTGGATACGACTCGCTGGACCTTGTTGAGGTGGTCATGGAGCTCGAAGACGAATTCAGAATCGAGATTGACGACCGAGAAGCTGAATCCTGTGTTTCACTTGGGCAAGCTATCGAATTGATTAAGCGGCGCGTGAAATGACAGCATTCAAAATTCTCCTGATCCTCGGATTGCTGTTGTTCATCCTCAGCTCCTCGTACGTGGTTGTCAAGTTGATCCCATTGCTGATTGCGCTTGGCATCTTTCTCGCCGCTTGGTGGATTCTGAGTAAATGACGCCGTTCCACTTGTTCCCGCAAGTGCTCCCATTTGATCCGGCAACTGCCAGAGAACGGCTGGCGGCCATAAGCAAAGATCCTAAAGATAATTTTATTCAGGGCAAGGCTCTAGAATTTGCGCTCGCCGATCATCAGTCCAAGTTCACTTCTGTGATTTTGACTGATGAGACTAAAGATAATCAGTGGTGGGATATTGCCTGCCCAGACCTCAAAACGCCTATGATGGTCGACGCGAAGTCGAGAACAAATATTGAAATAGGCCCTAATCCAATTACTACGGTATCGTACTCGGTGTCTAGGGCGGAGCAAGAAAAGCAGTTCAAGCACACCGGTCTTTTCGTATGGGCGCTGTATAAGTTTGATGGCGATGTGTTCCATAGAGAATTCGTATTAGCCAGGTTCAAGGGTCAAGAGATTACAAACCCACCGCTTTTGCGGCCGTCGACTAAAGAGCGTGTTAATTGCGAGTTGGGATTTTTCTGGCTCATCAATGACCTTCAAGGGCGCGAGACCTTAGCCCTTGAAGAAATGATGAAGTTGAACCTGATTTGAGGTTCGTCCACTTAACGTCGAGTGGTAAAATACAAGAATGCTCCATCAACAAAGGAGCAATCCATGACTTTAGAGAAAACAGAAAACATCGACTTCACCATTGAAGGAGATTGGGTACAAGACATTGCCAACATGCATACCAAGTTTGGTGTGAACAAGGTTATTCGTACTCTTGACAAGAAAAAGCTGCGCACATTCCTCAAGTTTCGAATCGACTTCCTTCAGGAAGAACTCGACGAAATGCTTGACTGTATGTCAGACTCCTATGCCAAACCAGCATCCCGCGCTGACGACACTGTCGATGCGCTGATCGATCTGTGCGTTGTTGCCATCGGCACACTCAACGCCTTCGATGTTGATGCTTACGAAGCATGGGAACGCGTTCACGAGAAGAACATGGAGAAGAATCCAGGTGTCAACGCAAATCGTCCGAACCCACTTGGTCTCCCAGACCTGATCAAACCAGCAGGTTGGACAGCCCCATCCCATGCTGATAACGTCGGTCTGTTCGCAAAAGTATTTGACTAATGCCTCGCATCCTCTATCTTTCATATAACCTTGACGACACGACTTTAGAGTTGCTCGGTTGTTCAGCAAAGTACGAGGGTGGTGCTGATGAATTCTTTCCGGTCGAAAGGATCGATGAGATTCATCAGCGCGTCGCAGAGCAGAATACAGCAGACTTGGATGATGGGAAGAAGATGACGGTCTTTAAGACTGATGATCTTTCAGTATTCAATCAGGTTCCTTCGTGCTTCAGTCACGACGATTGCTCGACTTTGATAATGAGTTCATGTCCGTTTCTTGATGCCTGCTCGCATCGTGCTAATGAACAATTCATCAAGAGCTATCCTCACCTACGCTGAACAAGTGGAATACGATTTCAAGATAAATACCTAATCATTCCAAGATAGGTTTTTATGGCAAATTCGTATTCTATTGCTCAGATCGCTCCTTCGGGAGGCGTCGGCGTTCCTGCTCGCATCACACTCAAACCGGCAGAAGGCGACAAGACGTCGGTCTTCAATGGTGCTTTTTATCGTGGTCCACTTTCTGGAGCAACGCTCCCAGCATATACCGATCCAGCACCAAGTGGTTACGTCCTTATCAAAGCGACGACATTTGACATCATTGACAATCTGACCTACGCTGGTCGATACACCGTCTACACAACCGCTTCTATAAGCGACACAAATGTTCCGAGTCTGTTTTCTGCTGGTCAGACTTCCATTCTTGTAAATGAGATTGTTAACGCTCCGCTGCCAGCAAATATTGCCGACGCAACCAACACCGGATCTGTCGTCAATGTCAGCACATACCTTATCGCAATTGCTGGTGATTCTTCTCCAACAATCATTCCGCCTGGCGTAACGCTTGAAACTCGCCCTATCGATCTCGTTGGTCGCAACGGAACTCCATGGGGTGAAATCTTTGCGCAAAACTTTATTGATCTCGCTCAGAACTTTGCTGGCGTTGTAGATCCAACAGGTCCTGCCAATCCGTACCTTGGGCAAACTTGGTTTGATACAGTAACGAACACATTCAAGTTGTGTACAAGCGCTAGTCCAGTAAGTTGGACGGTTCTTGCTTCAGCTGTCCCAGGTTCAAACGTAACAGCGAAGGTTCCGTTCGTCGCAGCGGCAGGCGTCCCAGTGACCATCACGCACAATCTTGATCTTGCGTCGCCATTCATCGGTTTGACACAGGTGTTTGTTGATGTCGGCGGTTCGTACAAAATGATTCTGCCGCAAGACCTGACGTTTATCGACGCCAACAATCTTTCTGTTACATTTACAAATGCTCAAACAGGTGAAGTGCTGATTCGAGCGTAATCAACCTGGTTGTGTTATAATGAACTTATGACACAACAAGCGTTTCATCTTCCAAAAGCAAAGCAGGTCGAGATTATTCAAGACATAATCACGCACCTTCAGCACGCGATCGCGGAAATATCGAAGCCAAACCCAGATAACTTCGAAACACACGAAGACTATGAAATCTGGAGCGCTCAGAAAAAGCTCGCATTCCTCGAGCAGAATAAAACTCACTGAGCTGGCACGATGAACATCTTTGCCTTAGACACTGACCCGCGCATTGCCGCGCAGCAGCACCTCGATAGACACGTGGTCAAGATGGTCATTGAGTATGCCCAACTGCTCTCAACAGCACACCGCATCTTAGACGGCAAGCTCGTCACATTTGATTATCAAGACCCAATCTATCGTGTGGAGTCTCTTGCTGATGGTTCGACAATGTCGACGAAAATCGGCATGAAGGACAAGGTCAAAAAGTTTATGAAGTTGCCAGGCGAGGAACCGCGACTCCATTTTCGAACTGAACTGTTTCTTGACGAGATCGCTTCGCCGTCTGTAGACGTTGTCGAACTGATTGTTGAAAACCGAAAGTGCTACAACGCATCCCACGTCAATCACCCATGTGCCGTCTGGGCGCGCGAGACAACCGAGAATTACAATTGGTTGTTTCAGCTGTTCCAAGAAACAGCTGCCGAGTACACCCATCGATATGGTAAAATTCACAAAACGTATTCGTCAATTGGGAAATTTTTAAGTCACGTTCCATCGCGTCTGAAAAGCGGGAGAATGACTTCGTTCCCGCAGGCGATGCCAGATGAATTCAAGGATACTGATGCCGTTGTTGCTTACCAAAATTATTACCTGGGTCCGAAGGCAGCTATCGCTCGCTGGACTAATCGCGAAACCCCAACCTGGTTTAAAGACCGCTACAAGGACTATGATGCTGCCCATTTCGAACGAACGACTACAGTGGCTTGAAGAGCGCCGCTTTCTTCTTGGACGAATGATTCAAGAACTGACACTGCGTCAGTCGCGCTATCAAACACGCCCCCAATGGGCAGCGCTGCACGGGCAAGTCATGCAGAAAATGGTTGTTGAACAACTTCAACTCAACATCGAAATGAATGCGTTGGCGGAGTATCTCGCCGAAATCGAAAAGTCTCAACCTAAGGAGACCTAGCTAGCAGTAACAATGATCAACGATTCACGTATTCTTCGTTGGTCATTGACCACCCAGCGTTCGGCCCCTTTACATAGATTTTGCCCTTGCCTCTAACGAGGTTATAGCTCAAGCCGTTCTTAATGAGGAACTCACGCCAATTTTGAGTTCTGGTGATTTCGCCATATGGGCTCATAAATGTGAGTATCTTAGCGCCAATTTGCTTTTCTCGTTGGGTTCTGGCATTAGCTTCTCGTCGACTTTCGGTATGCTTCGTTCCGAGCTGCCTTCGACTAATATGCTTTTCTGGATTGGCTGCAATGTACGCACTTAGACCAGGTTTTAATTTTCCTTTTGATGCTTTGTTTCTTGCGATAATCGCAGCAATCATTTCTGGCGTTTGTTTGAAGCCGCTACTGCCAAGCCCACCAACAGCCCTGTTCGTCAAAATCCCGCCTTCGTCAAGATTTTTGCGTCCATATTTTCTAACCAGCGTCTCTTCAAGCTTAAATGCCTCATTGTGAGAAAGATCATCTTGGATAATTTCAATTTTTGGTGTGATCCCTTGGAGCAGCAGCGAGATGATCTTGTTTACACAATAAGAATGCCGCCCGCGAAGCTTTCCTTCTAAAGCCTTCTTCGCTTCGTTTAGGTGAACATCTTTTCGTGAACCTGTTCCTTTTCCAATGTAGAACGGTTGGTGTGTGATAGAATCGATGTATTGATAGACATATGGCATAACTTACCTCCATGTCTATTTATCTGAAAACCTGATATGGAGGCAACCTGATGGGTGCTAATTTAAGTAAAATATATTGCATAGACGTGGAATCCACGTGTTGGGAAACTCGCGAGGAGCAGGGCGATCGCCCGAACGAGATCATTGAGATCGGCATTTGCGAAATTGACAAGCAACGTGGCATTCAGAACGTTTGCTCGTACGTGATCAAACCACTCTACACTCAAGTCTCGCCGTTCTGTACGCAACTCACCGGTTGGACACAACAAGATGTGGACGAAGGTGCCGACATGATCTCAACCCTCAAGGCGATAGAGAGCGACTACGGCATTACGAAGGATCATGTATGGTTCAGCTTCGGTGAGTACGATCGTGTCAAACTCTCATCTGAACTCGGGCAAAGGGGAGGTCTTCGAGATCTCTATGGCATCGATCGACGTGATAACTGTTTCGCGCAAATGCGAGGTCACTTCAATGTGAAGACGTTGATGGCGCTTCGTGAAGGTTTGAATCGCGAGATGGGCATGGAACGAGCGCTGAACTACTATGGGTTAACCCTAGAAGGTCGACACCACAATGGCGCTGACGATGCTGCGAACATCGCAAAAATCGTTATGAAGGTCCTACAAAAGTAGGATCAGACGTAGATCGGATTGCCCTCGGCATCGTGGACCAGCTTCGGCGTAGTGTCCACGATGTTCCCGAAATCATCGGTCGCATCAAACGGTAGTGGAATTTTGTAGGTCATCCCAGGGCGAGGGACGATCAATCCATTTAGATCATCGAATGCTTTCCGCAACGGAATAAGGTCCGAGTGCGTCAGATTGTGACGCCCCTTTAATCGAATCACTGCGTCGATTGTTTCAGTAGGTCTGAAGGTGTGAAGTGTGTACTGCATACCTTTACTTATCTGCCTTGAAACAATAAATACCTAAACAACTTCTAAGTTTAGGACGCAAATGAGCGCATCAGATATTTCAGCACGTTCCACCCATGACCTATGGGTGGAAGCACGTCAGTTCACACTTGACATCTCTCGCCCAACGCCAACGACCATTGAGTTAAAGGTGACTCGACCGAATGACCTTTCGGTCGTTGATGGCGCACTGATTCTTCTCAACGAGAAACCAATTACCGGGAATAACTATCCAGTAGATGGTACGTCGTATGCCGGATCTACGGATCTTGCCGTTCCCGGAGATACGCTGTACGGACCGACTGGCGCTCACGCCATTGCCTTCTATTCTGACATTCTTGGACAACCATTTCCAGCAGGTGTTGTTGACGCTGCGACGAATACCATTTCGTTCACGGTCACAATCACGAACACCGTAGCAAGTACTCTTTACTACGCTACAATTCACCCGCTCACGAACATCCTTCAATACTACCCGATGGGTGTTGCGTCGTATCCTTTGGAAGCGTCGCGAATTGAAAAAGATTCTTCAAGCTACACTGGAAATATTCCGTCGTTGCCAGAAGCGCCAGTGTCACCAACACTCGGAATGGTGTACCACGATCAGCAGCTGAACATTGTTCAATACTGGACCGGCACATCTTGGATTCCGACGAGAGCTGATGCCATCAGAACCGGTCCAACAAATCCAGGCGTCGCTGGACAAGCGTACCTATTTGGTTCAAGCGTTCTCAAGGTGTTTGACGGTGTCAAATGGGTACAAGCGACCGCAGCAAACTTCCAAGTTCGAGTTTCGCTCCCAGCACCTGGTTTTGTACCACTTGGGTCTATTTCTGCTCTTGTGGACTTGCCAGCTACACCGGCACTTGGCGATCTGGTTTGGGACTACACAAATCAACGTGCTCAATATTGGGATGGTTTTGCTTGGGCATATCCAAGCTCTACAACAACTCTGTTTAATACTGGTTCTGGAATTATTCCAGCGGTCATCACGCCGCTGACACTCGAACCAGTTGATCTTCCGACACCAAGTCTTGGACAGTTGTTCTACAACACTTCCACAAAATCGCTTGATGCTTGGAATGGCACTACTTGGAAGCAAGTAAACACCGACCAACCTGGAACTCCTGTCTCTGACAAAGTTTCAATCGGCACTGATGGTTCTTACGATGAGCGTATTCGTCTGATCAAAGTTCTTCAAGGACAACTTGGATGGCCGCAAACTTGCGTTGAGTTGAAAGAAGAGCAATTCAATATCGCTATCGACAATGCGCTCGACAACTATCGTATGTGGGTCGACGGAGCATACCGTCTTCAGTACGTAATGTATCCGCTTCTCGCTGGACAGCAAACTTACTATTTGAACAGCGCAACTGACCGCACAGATCACATCGTTGGTGTTTCAAAAGTTCACCGTCTGAACGTTCTCGGTATTCAGCCAATTGGCGGTAGTGATGCTATCTGGTCATCTGGTATTCTCACATCGTACTACTCAGCAGTTTCAGTTGACATTCTGTCTATGCATATGTTGAGTTCGTTGTCTGAAGAATTCCAGCGTCTCTTTGCCGGCGATCTTACATTCTTGTGGGATGAACCAAGTCGCGAACTGTTCATCACTCGCAAAATCGATCGCAACGAGAAAGTTATTCTCGAGTGCTTGATGGAACGCCCAGAGCAAGAACTTCTTCTTGATCGTTGGTCGAAACAGTTTATTCAGAACTGGGCACTTGCTGAATGTAAGATGCAGCTCGGAATGATCCGAAGCAAATACAGCTCTGGAACTCCTGGCGCGGCTGGCACTATCACGCTGAACGGTGAAATGCTTATCTCTGAAGCACGTCAAGATATGACCGAGTTAAAGCAATCGGCTCTTGACTTCGAGTGGGGTGGTCATGTTGGACAAGGTAATGTTTCTTTTCTCATTGGGTAGCTAACCTAGAAATAAATGTTTGATGCGTAATGAAAGTGTCATAAATAGAAGAACTACCGGAGACAAATATGACACGTGCCGATCGCCGCAAATACCATGTTCTTATCAAGACGACCTGCACTGTAACGGGTCGTGAGTTCGTCAGCATTCACAGTACCGATGATTTTGCCGATGGACATCTCGGCACTGGGTCAAAGCTCTGGTGGTCGATAGAACGACACGGGAGAGATCACCACTCTCCAAAGGTTGTTGAACACTTCGGCTGTCGCAAAGATCTGATCGCTAGGAAAAAAGAACTTGCATCATCTGATGTTCAAGCTGATCCTCTAGTCGAGAAGGTTGAAAAGAAGAAAAGGGCCTATAAGATTGTAGATCGAAAGCACCACATCATCTACAAGACAACTTGCATCACATCTGGGAACTACTATATCGGTATTCATTCGACAGATGATCTCAACGACGGCTATCAGGGTTCTGGTGTTCATCTTCAGCGATCGCTCAAAAGATATGGTAAAGAGAACCATATCACTGAAGTCCTAGAACATCTTGACGATCGGGCGTCGTTGATCAAAAGAGAAGCCGAACTGGTAAATGAAGATCGGCTAAAGGATGCGCGTTGCATGAACTTGATGCTTGGGGGCTCAGCACCCCTATATGAGAAAGAAGTTCTCAAAGAACAGGCACGTGCTAAGATCTCGGCAGTCGCTAAAGATATGTGGGCTCGCCGAAAAGCTGATCCAGATGTTTTAGCTAACCACATAGCTAAGCTCAACAAGCCAGAACACATCGCCAAGAGAGCTGAAGCAATCAAAGCAAAAGGGCATAAGCGAACTGCTGAACAACTTGACCGTATGAAGACCGGGCAGAGTAAATACTATTCTGAGCAAACACCTGAACAAAAGCTTGAGCGACAGCGCAAAGGCACGTGGGGTCGAGTGAAGACATACAAAATTGAAGACGCTGAAGGGAATGTCCAGTTGATTAGCAACTTACAAGAGTTTTCGGCAAAACACAATATCAAAGGAACTGCCTTGTATAAGACGGAATTAAGAAAGAATTTTGCTAATGGTTTCCGTATTATAGGTCGAGCATAATGCCAACAACACTCAACGAATGTCCTGACGCAGCAGGCAGTTTTAATAATCCGACAACGCCAGACGGAGGTATTACACCGCCGCCTGCTGCGCCGTCGAATCCTTATGTTGCGCCAGAGTTGTGTATTGGCGATTGGTCGCTCTCAAACGACCTCAATACCAGCAGCGAAAATTCATACCAAGAAAGTCTTGCCGCAGAAAATTTGAATATCTCTGGCGCTGAAGTAAATGTCTTCAAACTTCTTGGCGTACACGAGCAGGGTCGTCTTGTCGATCTTACTGGCGCTGGTCAAGCGCTTGGTTCTGGAACACCAGCGCTGGCATTTGATTCACTTGCTGGAGCGTGGACCTCATCCGAAACAGGCTTGTCCGTGACGCAAGCTCCGGCATATATCGGCTACGATTTTGGCATCCGCCTTACTAGTTATGGTCAACCGGAAAATGCGCCTGATGTGAACAATACTCTTCACATCACTAGTCTTCGGATTCAACAAGGTACTGTTGCGACAACTCGAGCACTTCAAGTTCGTGTTGATCGCAGCAATGGCGGATACAAAGTTGATCCGCTCAAGGTGATTTTTAGTGGTGTTGGCAACGGTGGATTCGGATCATTTACATCCGGCGCCTCTCCAAAACCAGGCATGTTCATGGCAGTGGCATTGACACCGACTACATTCTCCGTAATGTTTACCGGCGCTGGTGGAACATCTGTTCTTGGCGTTGCCACAGTTGGCGTTCGTTTCAATTCGCTAATTGGATCATTCACTATCACTGCTGGTACAATCCCGTTTGCGATCAATGACGCGTTCTCTGCCCCTGTAGAACTTGAATGGCAGCGTGTGGATGTAGTGAATCTTCCTAATGTTCCAACAGCAGCGCTGATTCGAATTAAGCAATCTGCTGCTTCACGCTATTGGCGCCTAGTCCCAACTAGCTTTGCTGGGACTATGTCAGGAGACTCTTGGGTTGTTGACAAGTTAGAGTTGTTTGATTTCCAGCAGACTCGCCTTGATGATATTCAAGACACTCTGTACATGGAGAATCGAGATCGTGACTACGCAAAGGCGTCTGTTCATATTAAGGCAGCGTACACGCCGTTCGATGCTGTTAGCGATCTCTCAAAGTTTGGTTTTCAGATTGCCGACATCTACACATTCACGACAAGCTATGCGACAATGGTCAGCGCGCTTGGACGTCCAATCGTTGTCGGTGACGTGTTAGAAATTCCAAGTGAACTTCAGTACGACCACAATCTTCGCCCAGTTCGTAAGTTCTTGGAAGTGAATGACGTTAGCTGGAGCGCTGAAGGATTTACCACAGC